CATTTATTACTGGGATGCTGGTGCAGTTGGAGCGTTAACTCTTCGTGGAAAACTACTTTCTGATTTAGCTAATACCGCATCTTATAGCGGACAGTTTGTTCCTAGAATAACTAATGAAATTGTAGCGTCTGACATTCAGAGATTTGTTATTGCTTTTGGCGCTAACTCATATAGTCCAGCTAATGCATCTACTGCGTTTGATCCTATGCTGGTACGTTGGTCAGACCAAGAAAACCCGTACCAATGGGTGCCGGATGTTACTAACCAAGCTGGTGAATTTAGACTTTCACATGGCTCGTACATTGTTTCTACTATCAATACCCGCCAAGAAGTTATTGTTCTAACAGACTCTACTGTGTATTCAATGCAGTACTTAGGACCTCCATATGTCTGGGGCTTCCAAGTCATTATGGACAGTATTTCTATTATGGGTCCTAATGCCATTATTACTGTCAATAACGTTTCATACTGGATGGGTTCAGATAAGTTCTACATGTACTCTGGTCGTGTAGAAACATTGCCTTGTGCGCTGCGTCAATACATCTTTGCTGACATTAACAAAGATCAGGCATGGCAAGTTACTTGTGGCGGCAATGAAGGATTTAACGAAGTATGGTGGTACTACTGCTCTAGCCAAAGCGATGTAGTTGATAAGTATGTAATCTATAACTATTTAGACAGAGTATGGTATTACGGCTCTTTATGCCGGACTTCTTTGTTAGACTCTGGCTTGCGTCAAAATCCAATGGCTACTAATATTGCTGGTTATGATTGGGTAGGAAACCCATTAGGTCGTGTGATTTATCACGAAGTTGGTAATGACAATGGTGAGGGTGACTCTAACTTACCAATTACGTCTTATGTTCAATCTTCTGATTTTGATATCGGGGATGGACATAACTTTGCATTGGTCTGGAGACTGCTGCCCGATGTGAACTTTAACGGATCTAATGTAAATCAACCGTCCGTTACCATGACTCTAAAGCCACGCTATAACAGTGGATCGGCTTATGAAACCGCTGACTACCCAACAGTAACCAGCTCAGACAACTACAATATATATCCACAGTACACAGTTCAACAGTTTACAGGTCAGGTATATACCCGTATTCGTGGTCGTCAAATGGCTTTTAGAATTAGTTCAGACGCATTAGGGGTGTCTTGGCAGCTTGGTACACCACGTTTAGATATTAGAAATGATGGTCGCAGATGAGTACTGGAACTACTAGATCCCCTAACTTACCTATTGCACCGGTTGAATATGACCAGCAATACCAAGATCAACTTAATAACGTCTTACGCCTGTACTTTTCCCAGTTAGATAACCCTGGACCTAGCGCCATGTCAACCCAGCGAAACACCGTAAATGGTGCCGTTAAAGTGATTCCAGCGCTCAATTTTAGTGAAATTAATGCCACATCAGGCACTCGACAAGTTAGTCTACCCACACAAGCTGATTATGCAAACATTACAGTAGGCTCGGTATATGTCGATACTGGCAATGCTAATGTTTTGAAAGTTAAGGTTTAAATGATAAACTCTACTAAATTCGTCCTAAAAGGCTATATATGGGCATAGACTCCCTTACACAACAGAACATACAAAATGCTGGGCTAACTGGAATAGACCGTTTAGCTAGCAATGCTATGTTCCCACAGTCTCAAATGGACAAGACCCAATACGCTGTTTCTAGCCAAATGCCAACTAGCGCAGAAACATTAGCGTCTGATTATGATGCCCCTAATAATTCATATACTGGAATGCCAACTAAACCTTTTGCCGCTGGCGGTATAGCTACTTTAAGATATAACGGCGAGGAAGATGGCAGCCAAGTACAGGCTTGGGATCCAGAGTCAGGAAAAGTCAAACTACAACAAATTAATCTACAAGATTTATCCGTAGCAAAAACCTCAGACTACACCATTCCAAAAGACCAGATTCAAAGTTTTAACCCTGCATTAGACAATGAAGGTAATTCTACTGGCGGTGGTTCTTACATTCTAAAAGACGGTTCCCAAATGAATGTTGGGGCAGATGGCGTAGTTACTGGCGCTACACCTGCTCGTGATGAATATACATTAAACAAAGACGGCTACTATCAACCAACTGGTTCTGGTCTTACGTGGGATGGTAACTCTAATACTTTAAGTAAAAAAATTGGTGGTATAGATGTTCTAGTGCCTTCCCTGTATCAAAAGGGTGGCTACCAAGATGAGCAAGGTGGTTTGCGTGTAGATGCAAATGGTGTACCAATTGCGCTTGCTCCAAATTTTGCAGATAGCGGCGCAGGTAAAAGTGGTCTATCTGACGCTGCTCCTTATATTGCTATGGCTACTTTAGCCGCCATGGGTATGCCAGCAGGGGCAATGGCATTTGAAGGTATGGTTCCAGCTTCTGAAACCCTGATGGGTAGTTTAGGTACTGGCGCAACAACCACTGGTGGTGGATTTGGTATTAACGCAGCCGGAACTGGAAATACAGCTGGTGCAATGACTCTTCCTTCTGTTCCTGGAAGTTATGGTGGAATAAGCGCTGGTGCATTAGGTACCGGTGTTCCAGCAAGCTTGACTGTTCCAACAACTGGCGCTTTAGCTGGTGGTGCAGCCGCTGCTGGTGGTTTTGGTGCTAAACAAGCGTATGCTGCAAAGATGGCGATGGACATGCTGAATTCTGGCGCTAAAACTGGCGGTGGCGGTGGACAGCCTGGTGCTGTTCAGCAAGTAAGTGCAGCACCTACTATTCCAACAATCAATCGTTTTGGTGTTACTGGTTATGAAGGTCAGACGCCTACCTCAGAAGTAAATTTTAGACCAATCTCTTTATCTAAAATTAAGGGTGCTGGGACTGACTATACGTTTGCAGAAGGCGGAATGGCTATGGGTGGCATCTCTACCCTTGGTTCATACTCAGACGGCGGGCGCTTATTAAAAGGTCCTGGAGATGGTATGAGTGACAATATTCCAGCTAAAATAGGGAATGCTCAGCCCGCTCGTTTGGCTGACGGAGAATTCGTGGTTCCAGCAGATGTAGTTAGCCATCTAGGTAATGGCTCTACAGACGCTGGTGCTAAACAATTGTATGCAATGATGGATAAGATTCGCAAAGCTCGCACTGGAAATAAGAAGCAGGGCAAGCAAATTAATCCATCTAAGTTTTTACCTTAAGGATATATCATGGCATTTATGGATCAAATATTTGGGGCAAGTGCGTTACCTTCTAGCCCAACTGGAATGGTCAATACCTCGGCTTCATTGCAGCCATGGGCGCAACCTTACATTTTCAATTACTTAAACAAGGCTCAGCAATTAGCTACTAACGCTGCTCCTACTCAGTTTCAGAACCAAGTATATTCATCTGCCCAAAATATGGGCATGCCTGAACAGTTTGCACAAGGATCAAATCTTGCAAATCAAGCTGGTCAAGGTCAATTAAGCACGGCTCCTATGGCTTTGAATTATGGTCAAATGGGTACACAAATTGGCTCTCAAGGTATTGGCATTGGCGCATTAGGTCAAGCATACGGAATGAATGCTGGTCAAAACTATGCTCAGCAAGCAACCAATCCAAATGCGGTTGGTGCTTATATGAATCCATATCTTCAACAGTCTCTTGCCCCTCAAATGGCTTTGTTGAATCAGCAACAAGCATTAGGCGCTCAAGACATTAATGCTAAAGCTGTAGGTCAAGGCGCATTTGGTGGCAATCGTGCTACCTTAGCTCAAGGTCTTAATGCCCAAAATTATGATTTAGCAAAACAACAAGCTATTGGACAGGGATACAACACTGCATTTAACCAAGCACAACAAGCTCAGCAGTTTGGTGCAAACCTTGGTTTACAGGGTGCTATGCAAGGAACTTCTGCTGGCTTAGCTGGTCTTGATACCGGCATGAAAGGTGTTGGTTTAGGATTACAGGGCGTTCAAGGCGCTCAACAAGGTTACACTGGTGCTACTCAAGCAGGTGCAGCTCTTGGAAATATTGGCGCCCAACAGGGTCAATATGACCTTTCTAAGTTGCAATTACAGAATCAGATTGCAAATCAACAGTTCAATCAACCATTCCAAACTCAACAATACATGCAAGGCATGATGGCTGGATTACCAATCTCTACACAAACTCAGCAATCTTACCAAGCTCCTCCAAATACATTCTCACAATTGGCTGGACTGGGGACAACTGGACTTGGTGCTTACTTGGGTTATAAAGCATTGAGTGGCGCAACTGGTGGTTTACCAAAAGACTTTAAAAAAGAAGGCAGCGATTTGGCTGATATTCAACTTCACAGATTAGTAGGATAAGTATGA